TGCTAAGTTGCTAAAACATAATCAAAAACGAGAACATGGAACTGGACACCCTAACTAATTATACAACGAAGAAATTACCTGTAGACAAGAATGCAGTCTATCAGGTATCATTGCAGGAGCAGATGAAGGATGATTATAAAACCCATAACTCGCTCTTCGCACAAGGTGGCTATGTCTATAACCACCGTCTCAATCTGTACGGCATGAAAGAGAAACTGTTTCAAGGATTCAGCGGCTATGTTATGCTACCAGGGCTGTACTTTCTTAAATACGATGATAGTACGGATAACCAGAAATATAGATACAAAATCCAGAAAATTGTAGTTAGCCTCAACACTACATCCGGAACGAAATATGTTGAAAGTAGCGACAAGTTCTTCTCTCGTCAGGATATTGATGTCTTCATGATCAGCAACCTTGTCAAGTTCTACCCGGATTCCAGAGCTGATAAAATGGCTATCTTCTGTAAGGATTATTCTGATAATGATGTCATCTTCGTCTTTCCTCTGGAACAATGTGAAGAACTGAATGGAGCCATGCACATGGGAGATTTCACCGACAATTTAGAACAATATAAGGTCGATTCGTTTGATTATACGGTTGATGATGTAGTGGAACTGTCCAATAAGATCTACACTTCTGAGTCCGATAATGCCTTCTATTTCCCTCTGAATGGCATCAATACTGTAGGTATCGGAACCATACAGGGCATAGCCGCTACCACGCGTGCCCTCTCTCAGGGTCAGTTCGGTCAGTACCCTTTAATGGCATTCTCTACCGATGGCATTTGGGCACTCAACGTCTCTTCCTCCGGAACCTACAGCAGTATTCATCCTATCAGTAGGGAAGTATGTTCTAACCCTAAGGCTATCACCCAGCTCGATCAGTCTGTAGCTTTCGTTACAAATCGCTCTTTCAGCCGGGTAGCAGAATCTCAGGTGGCTTCTATGTCAGATGTCTTAGATGGTCCCGGCTTCAACATTTCCGGTAGTCTAGGCAAGTTCCTCAACTTCTTTAATGATACTGATGAAGATAGCGAATCTGTCAAGACTATCAAGGCTCAGATGCGCCAGCTCATAGATTTCACCTCTTCGCCAATAGAGTTCTTCCAGCGTTGTCAGGTCATCTATGACTATAAGAACTCTCGCATCTTATGCCTGGATGTTACACAGACGAGTAAGACCTCTACGGCTGATACGGTGGCACTCTGCTATTCTATCAAGGATAATGCCTGGAGCACTTTCCTTATACAGAACGTGCTCACAGCAATCAATTCCTACCCACACCCCTACATACAATATAGGGATGGCAGCGTGATGGTGCTCGATAAGGGTTACGATTACAAAGATACAACAGAGTATCATGGTATCATAGTTACTCGTACCTTGAAGTTCGATGAAGATAACGTACCTGATTCCATTACAGGCTATATCCATTCCCTCACGTCTGGCAGCATACCAATCATGTGGTTATATGGTAGCAATGATAATCAGAATTGGCATTACATCGGTCGCTTGGGCGGCATGAAGTCCAGCTACATGGCTACTCACAGCTATCGTTACTTCCGCATCGCCCTATACCTGAAGATGAAATCCATGAATCAATACTTTGCTACGCGCCTCGAAATCATCAGGCGTTTCAGCAAGTTCTAAAAAGAAAAGCCACCGTTAGTTCTAAAAAGAAAAGCCACCGTTCCATGGCTTTTTAAGCCATGGCCCCCAAAAACAAGAGCCTTCGCAAATCAGGAGTAATTCCGAAGCGAAGGCTCTTTCCATAAACACACCTAAAACGAAAGAAGAAAAAAAGTTTCATTAAGTAAAGCCACCGTTCCAGGCGATTCTATCGCCTGTCCCCAATAGCCTCTTAGGTGAAGCTAGGCCGTCTCAAAGTATAGTTATCCCGGCTCAGCAGGTTGCTCTTCATATTATTGAAGTCTGCTGTAGCACTATTCCCATACTGTCCAGCCTTGTCAGCATACTGATCCTGCAAAAATTGACTCATCGTATAATCAACCATATACCGGTGCATGTTGCTCTTAAGCGCATCCGTCACAGCCACGTTCCAGTTCGGAATCTCCAGTTTCAGAGTCACAGTCTCATAGATACTTTCCTCCCGATCATTACCAGCCTTGTTTACGGTAGAAGTCACTTCCTCATCTTCCTGTCCGATGATGCTTGTGGTCACTACCTCCGTCCAAGTTCCGTTCTTGTTATCGGTGTACACATACTTTCTTGTACCCTTCACCAGTCGCTCCAGGTTGTTGTTATCCTCCACTCTACCTGAGGTCAGATAACGCTGAGCTGCCACCTTGATATTGCCGATGGCTTCTGTTACTGCGCGGTTGATAATGCTGCGAGTCTCTTTACTGTCAGGGCTTTCAATAGTGGCTCTGATGTCCTTCTGGGCATCATCTACCAGTCCCTGGCTCAACACATAGCATCGAGCCAATATGTCATTGCATACCTGCTCCATGCTAAAGTTCAAAGTAATTAGTTTACTATCCATATTTCGAAATATTTAGATGATTAATAAATCTACCTCAGTTCATAAGGCGGCCTACCTCCGCTCCAGTCTACATGATCATGATGGAAGTGTTGCGAAACGAAGTCCTGATTACGCTCTGAGCCTTTCGGCCCACTCTGGCCATCCTTATCTACTTCGTCCACATTTCGAGCCTCAGAATCCAGTTTATTCTGACTTTTAGCCTCAGCATCTACACTGCGGCTTTGAACGGCAAGTTCGCCATTCTCTTTTTCATCATTATCTACAGACCGCCCGGCAGTTGCCTGCGCATTTTCCTGCTTACCTATCTCATCCCCACTTCTTGCCGAAGCCATAGGAGAAGAACCAGCCTTCTCGTCACCGTCTACTGCTCTGGCTGATGTATCACTGGCCGAAGAACCTTCTTTCGTTGTATCATCTGCTTTTCTTTCAGCCTCAGTAAAGTTAAAGTCTTTCTTTAACAAAATCTCTTTAATGGCGTCAAGGTCACTCGCTCCCATACCGGCATAATCTGTATGGTTCATATCCGGGAAGTCGCTCAGCCATCCGGCAAGGATAGCATGAACCAGATAGTTCTGTATTTGATTCGTCAGAACCCCACTTAGTCTAGGTGGCCAAGAAGCCAAAGTCTTGATGGTGATTGAGAAATCATCAGCCAATGCCTGTAGGTCAAACTGTTGTGTGGTCGAAGAAGAGAATCTTGCCAAGAAGTTTTCCAAGTCGGTTATCGCCTCCCGATAGTATATATCCAGTTTCGCTTCCTCGCCATCACTCGCCCAGACGGTCTGAAAGTCCACCTCCGGGTTATGCTGCGCAATAGTGGCAGATAGTCCTTCTACCACGCCCATTACGCTTTTCTTGATGATTTTAATTGTTATTGTCTTCATACTTGATAACATTTTTTCTACGATGCCATAACCAAACAAGAATACCTGTTGCGATGGCTATGATGATACCTACTAACGCACCAAGACTTACCTTCCCTATAGTCACAAGTCGCTGCTCATTCTTGGTCAGTTCTCGCCTCATGATATTGATAGAGTCTTGCTTCAACCGAATCAGCGAATCTTTTTGAACCACAAGATGTTGATATTTATCTACCTTCTTAGATATGATGTTAATGGAATCCTTTAGTCTCAGCACCTCTTTTGTGTTCCTGTTGGTCACAACAGAGTGCCATGACTCTGTCTTGATAGGCTTTCCATTCTGGTCTACAGTGGTTGAAGTACTATCCTTTGTATGGGTAGTTTCCTTGACAGATGTTTCGTGCTCCTTGCTCCTGCTATTTGCCATCTGCTCAAAAGCAGAGATAAATCGCTCCTGCCAGGAGGCATCCAAACTTTTGTTCTTTGTTTGGTCCGTAATATAATGTTCCTGCGTCACAGTCTTCGTCTTACAACTCGTCAGAAACATTGAGAAATACGCTATCCATACAAACAGATAGATAATTAAATGTTTCGATTTCATAAGCTATGAGATATTGAGTGCTCGCTTTGACCTTTTCAAATACTCCTCGCATTCGTCCAGACCATTGTAGCCACCGTTAATTTTCCGTCTGATTGCTTTCAGATTATCCTCGTCAGCCAATTCATTGCATCCGAAAGTATCGAATATCCACATCGAGGAACGTGTGGCACCAAGAGGCTGTTCTAGGAGTCCAGGATTCTCCACTACATCATAGCCACAATATCCGGCATACTTTCTGTAGTTGGCTCGCCCTGTTATCTGTATCAGTCCACGCCCCTTAAACCTTACCCCATCACCCTTATGGGTGTTACCAAGGTCTTTTCTTCCCTCATACGCCTTTCCGCTGGCAATCTCCTTGGTATATCTCAGTTCACCGCTTTCATGTGCAATTTGAGCCAAGTAGTGCGCCCATCTCAAAGGCGTGTTTATTTCAAACTCCTCAGCAAATCGGTTTAGGTATGGCAGAAACTTCTCTGCCCTCTTCCCTGCGTTAGGCATTGCCATCAGCAACTGCTCTAATCTGATTTCCTTCATTTCCATTATCTTTATTGTTTTTATATTCTTGATACTTCTTAAACATCGGGAATTTCTCTACGAATCCTAGAGTCAGTGCATAATAGGCATAGTCTACCAGTTTGTAGAAAGGTGTCTCAGCAACCAGCATCCGCCTCAGATTCTTCAGGATATTGGTAACAAACAGATAGGTTGCAGCTATACACACCCACTTCACGCAAAACAGAGCCTCTGTATCTGAATGCAAAAAATGGCCGATAATAAATAATGCAGCCACCGTCACAAAGAACACTGCACAGCATACGAAGAACATACCGAATTTCTTCCAGCTCCATTCTTCACCGTTAAACACTGCAGCCACGATACCAAACACCAGGTTCAGCCCAAATAATACCATCATGGCAATCATAAAATCCCTGATGGGAACCAGCAGACTCAGAAAGGTCCAAAGTGTCCCAATTAAGTAACCTCGAATATCATTCATTTTCTTTTTCATTTATCCGTCCCCACTCCGTTATGGAAACGATGCAAATATAAGCCATCATTCCCAGTTCTCTGTGATAAATTGCGCAACTTCATACGAAAAAAGAGAACACAAGCCCATTTTCCGCCTGCATTCTCTTCTTCTGATAGTTTTCTTTTATATATCTCTAGTCATTATGGAATTTCCCACAAACTCAACATTCAACATTTCAACATTCAACATTTCAATGGTTGAAGTACCCCCAAGCCTTACAATGGCCATAAGGGTTATCATCATCCCTCAGCCAGTTCACGGCAAGGTCCACCATCTTGTCCATCATCTGCTCTTCACTGTCCTCCGGGAACCATTTCTTCATCAGATTATAGTTGTCAGAGTAGATCATGTTCAGAACCACGGCAAAATCCCATTGGTTGTAAGGTCTGATCTCGTCCTTCACCGTCTCATAGATTTCCTGCGTCTTAGCTGCGGTATAGTAAGGAGCACGATGCTCAACCTCCTTGTCATCCTCAAACACCATCTTCTTAATCTGAACATCAGCAAAGAAGTCGTTGAAGTGACCGTTACCCACTACGCCATAAATCTCCTTATAGAGTTTCAGGAGGTCATTTTCCTCTGCGTGCATGGCCACAAACTTGCCGATGATCTTGGTTACCTTCACCATCTGCTCCGGTGTGGCGTCACTCTGATATTTTGTGATAAGTTCTACTAAGTTCATATCATTCTTGTTTTTGTGATTTGACAAATTTGAAAATCTCGTCCAGCTTGTTCTCCATCTGGTCGAGTCTTTCGTTGGTTTTCTGCTGGTCACGAAACGTTGTGTCCAACTCTGAGAGAAGTTGATCACAGTCCTTTACGGTCTGCTCGAAGTCCGGCATCTTATTGATGATGTCATTGGCTTGGTTCTTCAATGCGTTTACCTCGTTGATGATACTCTCCTTACTACAAGAGATTACAAGGGTGTCGCTGTATGCTGTTTGCTCAGTATCAACTACCGAATAGGTTGACTGCTTTCCGTCTTCCGTCTGAACATTCACCTTCACGTTCATGGTGCCAAAGTTTGGCATGCCAGGCATCTGTGGCATCATGTTGGGTTTGCTACCACTAATATCAGGGCTTGGAGTATTCATCACTTTACCCTGCTTGAATTTTCTAGTCGCCCGGTCAAACAAAAAGACCGGGAAACCTGCCTTTAAATCTTTAAATATCATAATCGTATCTTTTTAAATGGATAATGCGAGGGAAACGATGGCTAACAAACCATCCACCATTTCCCCCTATAATGATACTAAGCAGTAGTCAATGCTACGGTTAGACTGTCAAATATGCTCAGGCCTCTAGCCTTTCCGCATACCACATCGTTAGCCTTTTGCGTTCTGCCCACACTGGCGATAGTCACAGCCGTTGGCAGAGCTGTCTGCCCTTGGAAGGCTGCTACCCATCTTTCCGTGTAAATCAATGGCTGCGCTCTCATCACGTTTCTGTTGCCTGTTACAGGCGTAATGATGGAGATTGTTGCCACGATAGGCACAAACACCGTTGTACCATTCAGGATAGGTTGCTCATAACTGTAGGTTATGCTTGCCTGTGGCTGCACATTACCATTCACGCAATAAGGTCTGCAAAGCTTCTCATTGTAAGTAGCTAAGACTGAAACTTGGTTGGCTACCAATGCTGTAGTAGCCAAACCCACTGGAGAAATCTTGTTCATACCACTACGCTTCTGTTTCATTCTTTACTTTTTTACTGATAGCCACCTGCTACACCTGCGCCACATCCGCAACCGCCATTCATCAGATTGGCAAGGTAGATGTTCTGCTGCAGCTGTGAGTTCTTGAACTTCAAGTCCTGAATCTCGTTTGCTTGCTCCTGGCTCCAATGACCTGTCAAGGTGTCGATGATGCGCTGGGTGTTGTTCTCACCTGCACGGATGATGTCACACTTGTCTTGCTGCATCTGGAAACCGAGGTTCGAAGCTGCTCTTTCTATACCAGTGTTGGTATAGCTAAAGCCCTGCTGCATCTGGTTAATGATGTCCTTCTGACCAATCTGGTTCTCATAACCCATACGGATAATGTTCTGCTGAGTCTGGCAGCAGCAATCCTTAAGCGCAATTGTCATCTGCAAGTCCCCCTGCGAAATAGCGTTGATTACTCGCTCTGCCGAGAATCCTACCTGACCACCAAGCTGCTGGATGCCTGCCTGAATGCCACAGATAGAGTTCTGCAAGGCGTTGAAGTCACAGTTCAGATTGCTTGCCAACATCTTAAGGTCGTTGCCGTTACCCTGAATGGCACCCATCAGCAAGTTGCTATTCTGGTTGTCTGCCATCTGGTTGCGCAAACTCTCGATTTGGCTCTGAATCTCTGCACGCTGCACATCTGCGCCATTGTCACGGTTGTTCCAGTTGTCGCCATACATCCACTTCATCACGCCCATCATCATCATGTAGGCGAACGGATTGTTCCACATATCATCATCGTCACGGTTACGCATCATAGCCGCCATTGCCAAAGGATTGCTGTCACGATTTGCCATCGCTCCAAGCAAACCACCAATCATTGCATCGTTGCAACAAGAGGTAGTCTTAATTACTTCTTCTGCCATAATTCTAAAGAAATAAAAGTTGTACATTTTGTTTATTCACACATGTAACCGATTACGTGTGCAAAGATACGAGGAACTGGCAAATTCTTTAACAACTCTATCAAAAAATTCTTTTATCAACTGATTATCAGCGTTTTAGCATAACATAGACCCATATCAGAACCATCGTATATATATTTTCGCAAGAATATTGTATATAATTTAAGGCAAAAATTGTATGTTTTAGAGCATAAAAAAGAGAGAAGCAATCTCTCACCTCTCTCCTTTTCTACTTGTTTCGTTTCAGTCTTTTCTTGATAAACTCCTTAACATCCCATTTTTTGAAGAAATGAGAATGGTCCCCAGCGTTCCCCACGCTCTCCAATTCCCCATCAGCAATAGCCCTTCTTAGAGTAGATTCGCTGATATGCGCCTCCTTCTTCACCTGCCCGGCAGTCATATAAGGATTCAGCATGAACGGAATCTGCTCACAAAGATTGTCCAGATCATCATCGCTCATTCCGCAAGCGGTGACCTTCTCGCCATTTCTCTGTTGCTCTGCAGCCTTGAAGCAAGCATCGCTCATCGCCTTCAACGCATTTCCCAGGGTCTCATAATTCAACATTTTTTCCATATATCAATAATTTTACAAGTTCTCTATCAGGAGCAAATCTTTTTGCCCATCTTCGTTTGTTTGATAAACATATCAGCAAATCCATAAAGGTAGAACATAGCTGTTACGGCCATCACCGTATAGCAAGAATCTACCATATCATTAGTGGTATACCAGTTCCATTCCACGATATGAGCAGCATTCACCCCGGAAAAATAAATGAAAGGAATACGATGGTACCAACACAAAAAGAAAAAACGACTTGCCAGGATCGTCACCATCGGCAAGATGTAGACCATAAAGTAAATGAAAATATAGCAAGGCATATTTTCGTCATAAGGAACAAACATTTCACGAGGATGCTGGCTAAAATCCCAAATTCCATAAGCATGAAAACACATAATGCTGAATGGTATATACTTACAAAACCACCGGAAGAACTTCAAGATTCTTCTGGAATATCGGTTGCCATGCTTCATGATCATCCCCATCAGCTCCGTCACATCAATGTCCTTTATCAACCGTTGGACTTCGGCTTCTTGTTCTTGTGTCATTGAAAAACCTCCTTTTGTCTATAGTTAATTATTCACGTTCTTGATAAAATTAAAATCTGTGGCAAAATTACAACTTTTTGCTCAAATTAATTCAGTTTGTGCAACTTTTTAGAGTTAAACTTTGCTAAAGTAATAATCTGTAAGCAAATTATTCTTGAAAGGCCTCCGGTCATACAGATTGCAGCTCATTTGATATGTACATCTGTGAGAATATTGATTGACCTATAAATAATAAGGTGTAGCCCTATCAAGAGTTACACCTTATTATATTATATCCACTTGATGACAGTATCACCATGATAACCTTTCTTCCAAACGAACCAAGCATAGCTTACAGCGCTGCCTCCTCCGTCCTTCATCCTCTGAAACTCTCCGTTCTTGGCGCAAAGCACTCTTCGGGAGAATTGAAGAACGTACTGAGGTGGATGCTTGCTAAATAGCTCATCATACCTCTTTTGTCCTTCTAGAAAAGTAGTCTTCAAGAACATGACACAAAGACCTTCATCAGGAAGGAGTTCCAAACTGTGCTTGATGAAATCCAGGGCATACTTGTATGGCGGATTGGTAAGGATGCAAGTACAATCGTTCGGAAGTTCGGTGGTTACCAAAAAATCGCTTGCCCCCCATAGCCTCTATCCACAAGGTCAGTGGAGATAACATCATGCTCAAAGTCTTTCAATCTGTCAGATAAACACCCAGTACCACAAGCACACTCCCAAATCTTATGAGGAAGATGTATAGCTTTCACTAGTTTGTCGATAGCTATAGGATCGGTAGCGTAAAAGTCATTGCTCTCACGCTCCTTGTCCGTGTGGTTGGATGCTCCCAAGGTTACGAACGTACTCATTCTATTTCCAGTCCAATCCTTCATAGCCTATTCTCCTAACATAGAGTTTACCATCCCTTTGATGGCTTCATCGGTCATGCTCTCTTTGACAGAGGCATCACCGCTAATCGATTTCATCAGCATACCTATCCAAGGATTGTCACTCTCCATGGTGAATTGTATCTGCTCTTTGTAGGCGTCATAAAGCTCGCCAGATTCCTTGAACTCCAAAAGAACCGTGCGCAAGGCTTTCACTGCGTAGTTATCAATCAGCAAGGGGTTGTCCCTTGCCGATGATAATTTAGTAAGAAGCACTGCCAGTGCTTCATGTAATTGTTTCTTATTCTTCTTCATATATCTATTTTTTTTAAGTTTCTAAACTCAGCGACTTAGAGTTCAAATGCAGCTCTTTACGAGCCAACCTATTGTTATCACGATGCCGTATCTCACCACATCCTCCCATTCAAATCGCTCCAAATGATAGCGAAAAAACTGATATATCTCTCTCGCTATCATTATGGTGTAGGCTACCCAACCAATTACGAGGGCAACCATGAACCAGAGGCATAAGCCGATAATGTATCGGCTGTTGATTTTTCTCCACATAGTGCTTCTTTTTCTAAACGGAAGTAAACTCAGCGACTTAGAGTTCAATATGGTTTACTCCTCATACTACACCAAGTTATGACCATCTACGTATTTCTACAAAGCTACTCCATTCAGAAAGACAGTATATCCATTTGACTTGATAGTCGCTAAGGCTGTGTCTGACGCAGAAGAACGAGTACCATTTGTGCAGAATATGATTATCCTTTTGTCATGTCCGCTATCAAAGTTGCAACTAGCCGCATTGATGAGATAGTTATCAACATCTTTTCCCGTTGCAAACCTTACATTATATATAGGAATGAATGAGTAGGACGAAGGTCTGACTGTTGAACTGCTCCAAGTAAAGTTTTCGCTCATATTAGTATCACCGTTACTAACAAAGATTTGTATTTTGTCACCAAGTTTTCCTAAATTTCCGTGAAGAGACTTACCTTTTGTGCCACTAACAGTAATTTTAATATTGCTAGCAAAAGAAGTATGAATATTTGATATGTCACCATATACATTACTAAGTGATACTCCTTCTGGAGCATGACTGGTTAATGTCCATCCTTTTACATTAGCCAAGTCACTTGGAGTTTCTGGATTCAAGTAAATGTCTGTTATAGGCAAATCCTTGATGTTTTCCAAAGAGCCCTTTACGGTCTTCTTTAAACCAATATTCAACCTAGTAAGCGACTTGCAAAATTCCAAGTCTGCAAGGTCAATCTCCAAATCTGCAAAAGCGTCGTTATCTTGCTCATACAATGTAACAAGATTGTATTTGTTTTGAACTCTAAGTCTTACTTCCCCATCAGCAAAGCACGACATGTTTCCGCTGTCTGAACTAATATTTAGTTCTTGCGCCTTGTTGCCATTGTTGGCATTATCAGCTGTGATTAAACCATTGATGGCTTTAATCACAGTTGCCTCCGTGAAGGAGAATGAAGGAATACGTTTACCTGATGATGAATTGCCTTTCAAGATTATCTCCAATTCTCCTACTTTAAGCCGGTCTTCATTCTGAACGACACCACTAAGATTAGTTATTAAACATTTTCTCATAATTATATATTATTTGAATTAATAAATATTTGCCCTATACAAAAGTTTCTGCTGCTTTAATTTCCATGTTATTTTAGCATTCGTGTACAGATGGTTGTCTTCTGTCACTGTTGTTGCTTCTGTTGTGAAGTCTGCAAATATGATTGTTCCCATCATAGCATAATCTATGCAGAACATACCTTCATCCATCATCCATGCACTACTCATAACACTTGAATAATAAGATGGAACGACATACACCTTGTACTCCACAATCTTCCTTTTACTCCAATCAATGCTTAGTTGCACAATTCTAGAGCAAGTGGCTGCATTATCTGTTGCACCAGTGGGATTTGAAGTAGGATTGTTTCGAGGGTTCTCTTTCATTAAGTAGTTGTTATCGAACAGTGTATATGTAGGATAACTCACACCACTAATCTCTTTCAGCCCCCAATACTTCACATCATGACACAAGAACCACTGAGCCAATGAGTCTGTCTTGATTCTCCTTGCAACAGCACCATAATTACTAGACGATGGCAAGCCACCAACTTGTTCCAGTACTGGACCAAATGTAATCTTGTCTTCACTGCTAACAGTTCTTTTGAGAATTATCCAAGAGCAACAGTTTCTTGGATTTACAATTATTCTGTCTTCAGTCCTATCAAAACCAATAGTATTTGTATGGGTTTCTGCTATAGGTGCAGTAGAATGCACATCTGCATCAAACAGAATATCTTTTAAAACATCTTGGTCATTGAGGGTGTATGAACCAATCATCTTGCCATTCTTCCACTCTTCCAAAGTATCAGAATAAGTCCTGTGTCCATCTATTGTTAGCACGTTGCTATGATGATACACGATGTAATGGAAATCATCTATGTAGATGAAGTCATGAGTATCATAACTTGGACTTGCTAATTGGTCGATTAGGATGAAGTTCTCATCAAACACGCAAAGGCCATTGAATGGGTCAACCTTTAGCAATGCAACAATTCTTGACTTACCACTGCTGTTTACCTGATGCTCGACATTGTAGAAATAAGCAGAGCTGTCAGCGATGGAAAGAAACTTTGTCAATCCAGTTTCCTTGACCTCATACAGATATTTCTCGTTATGCAGCAATACCCGATTGGCATTTCCGCAAAAAACAGCAGCACCTCCAGAAGGGTTGGATATAGTGAACTTTAAATCTGATGGTACATCGAAAGGTGCCACAAGGTCTTTGTCTATCTCCTTTACAGACAATACCCCTTTATCACTTACAGAAAGCTCAAAGAAAGTACCATTTGGAGATTTTAGATATTTGGTTTCCTTCGTGAAATTGGCAACATTCAATTTAAGTTTTGGAATAGAAACAGATTCACTAGATTCACTTACAGCATACTTACCTCGGTTTATGGTAACATTATTTTCGTAAGTAGCCACGGCAAAACGTATGTATGCAGCCCAATCCCAATATTCTGGAACCTGAACACTTGCCTTAGGCAGACTTCCGTTTGGCATCAATCTTTTTGCGTTATTGTCATTTTTGTCTGAAACAACAACCATACCTGTAGCTGTGCCAGTCCTAGTGAACCATTCTCCTGGCTTACAAGGTATTTTGTTACTCATTTCTGCACCTGCATTTGGAGGAGTGAAAGATTGCTTTCCATCAGCCGTTGTGTATGTCTTTTGTGATGTAAGATACAAATTAGGCTTTGAGTTGTCGTAAACCCCATCGATGTTTTTAAGTTCAATGCCATTAACATCGTCTTGTGTTGCATAATTGGAAAAATCAATAGATTCGCCTTTCATACTAAAATGTTCTACATCTAGAGCAGTTTCATGTTTTACGCCATTCTTGTCTCTGTAGCTAAGAATATGTCCTTCTTCGTCCAATGTCATCTCTTGCCTATTCTCTATGTCTGTTTTTTCTTCTATTTGTGTCAGAATAGTCTCAGACTTTACGTTGTAGATATAGTGGCTACCATCATGATTTGTTGAAGATAGAACCTTGCCTTCTGCATCTTGCTCAACTGCAAGAAATTCCTCGTTATCCTTCAAAGAGAAAACGTCAATAAGTTCTTTGAGGTTGATATCTATTGTACCTACCTTCTCCTGCAAAGAAGCTACATCTGATTGAAGCTGAGAGATAACTTTCTTCAATGCATTGACTGCGTGTATTTCTCCAATGATTTCTCCGTCTCTTCTGATACCAAGGAGTACATGGTTAGCAGCATCAAGCCAGACAGCGAAGAACTCTTCATTCTGCTCAACGTGATACATTTCATTGAGAGGGAAATATGGCTTCCCAGTTGCTCTGTAGATACCAAAGAGAAGTCTATCCTCGGAATCTACTACTGCCATGATAAACTCCTCATTTTCAATTACTGTAAAGCACTCCTTTACTTCATCTTCGATGAGAGACTTGCCTTCTTCTTTGTCTACCTTACCTTCCTGCAATGCTGAGATGCTTGCAGACAATTCTTTCTTGGCAGCATTAATAGCTTCAAGAATATCCGTCTTATCCTGCTGGCACTGGTTGATAATCTCTCGCAACTTGGCTCTGATTGGTGCAGGAATACCATTGCCCCACTCAATGGAACCATCAAGCTGGATTCCAAACAAGAAGTGGTCTTCTGCATCTACTATTACCTTGATAAACTCTGGAGACTCAATCTCTCTGAATGGAAGAGCAAACTGGGAGACTACTTTATCCTCTGAATCACCGAACTCTTGGACAACACTCGCCTTGTCGAACTTCTTAGCAAGCTCGTCATCAACACGCTTATTGTCTGCCTTCTTAGCCAATGCCTCATTTACATAACTCTGATTAGCCTTAAGATTCAAAGCATCATTCAAGGCCTTCTGGCTTACAACCTTATTGGTGTTCACGCCCAACTCCTGAGTCACTTCCAGCAAGGTTGTGTTTACCCAGCTGCTGCCATTCTCAGAATAGAGCACATTGATACCCTGAGGAACTACGAGATCACCAAAGTTTTTATACGTACCAGCTACGGTCGCAAAATAATACATCTTGGCACCGATAGCCTTAGCTGGCTCAGTGTTAAGACTAGCCACGCCCATATACGTAGCACCTCTTACGAGCTTAAACTTTTCTATGATATTCGTTATCAACTCGTCCCAATAGCTATCCCTCTCGGCATTTACACACCAAGTTCCTCTGTCTGCATTCCAGTAATGAGCCCAACCGTCTATCACCACAAAATCACCGGCAACACCACCAGTAGGGAACTTTCGGTTCACCTCATAGATGCTGCCATATTCTCCCTTGTAATGAGGATCATCTTTATTAATATCGTTAGCCATAAAATATTATATTTGAGATAATTGGTTATACTTTTCTGCCAAATCGCTTTCCTTCTTACTTACCAGGAAGATGCTGATGGCACGATAGATAAGATATTTCTTGCATTCATCTGTCAGGGAAAGGATGATTTTCTGGTCGATCACTTCCTTTTCATGCCCAGTATCAGTAGAATACACATTCTCTAACTTTTGATAAGGGATATACGTGAACAGTTCAACCTCATGATCATATACAGCTCCAACAGGTGCATGGTTGGCATCATACCTTCCGGCAGTCCAGTACATCAGCACTCGCTTTCCTGTAGTTGGCGATGTGGTAATCATGCCCTTTGGCTTCTGGGGCGTTCCCCTGGTCCACCGGGAGGCTTGCATCTGAGCCTCCTTGCTGCCCGGTTCCATCAGCATAGTCAGCGTGCTTTGCCAACTTCGTAGCCTCAACTCTACCAGTCTCAGCCAGTCTTCAGGAATTGTCAGGCATCCATGACCATCTGTAAACTGTGTCTGGATGGCATCATAATCCTGCTTGCCTCTTTCGTTCAGCGAAACGCTCACCCTTTTGGGGAGAATTATTTGCGCTGGTGCTTGCAGCAGAATCTGTTGTGCTGCCGTTTCAATGGCTTGCTTCATTTCCGTGTCCGAATCATCTGTAATGATGTCATTCACCTCATCATGGATCACTTCGTCCATAGCTATGCGCATTTCCTTCACAAGGTCACTCATCAATGCTTCCATATCGCAAGAAAATTATATTATTAAAACTCTATCACCACGCCCAGCTCTTTAGCTTTCTCCTTCACACTCGAAGGTGATTTCAGTTTCCTTACATCTACCTTATACGTCTTCTGGAGATAATTTTTTGCCTTAGTGATGTTCTCGAAATGAAGGGCATTCTCGTCCTTCACCTGCTCTTCATTTTGTTGTTGAACCTGCTCCTCTTCCGGCTGGCTCTCATCAATGATACGGCCTGCCTTCGTAAGAGGATGCTTCCTGATGCATTCTGCCACCTGCTTGTTATCCGTAATGTACGAATAGGCATCGTTGCCACACCGTTCAAACTCAATGTTCTTGATCAGTCCGCTCGGCAGAGTCACCACAAAAATGAGCATGCTCTTAGCTACAAATCTATACATATCTATTTGTGTTTATGGTGAAGGGATAGCGAGGCTGCATTAGCCTCAACTATCCCCTAGATTGATATATGTAGAAAACTATCAGTTTCCTATACGATGATTACGCTGCCTCCAAAATCTGCTCATCAGTCACGCCATCACCAGTGAAGACTGGTCGCGCTACACGCGCATGAGCATCAGGGAAGGTCAGTACCCAGCAACTATACTCCTCCATCACAACACCTGCAGTGTTACGAATCAAGAGATCCTTAGCGTTAAACTCGTTTCTGCTCCATACACCGAATACGTATTTGTCAAGATAACGAGCATCCAGCAAGAACGCTCTACCATCCATACCCCAGGAGTTAAAAGCATCGTGACGATAAATCAGAATCTTTGTACCCATGCTCTCGAACTTCTCAAAATCAAGTTTCCAACCCTGATAGTCTTTTTCGGTCTGGGTAATGATACGCTTGTTAGAGCGAAGGTTAGCAAATGCCTGATAGATCAAGTTGTCAACGAAGAGAAGTTTCGTACGGCTGGAGTTACCAGCACCCTTCAATACTGCAGCGATAAATGCAGAAAGTTCCTTCTCGCTGATCACATACTCATATACAGTTTTTTCCTGCTCTACAGTTTCGCCACCGGTACCTTCTGGCTTAGGTACTTTTACCTTTGCCTTAACAATTTCACCATTCTCATCTTTCTTGACAGCCCAATGGCCAATCTGCAAGTCCTTGCCTGCTTCCCAGTAAATACCGCCCATGGTATAGGTCAAACCAACTTTTTCGCCACCATTCGACATGCTCTTTACACCGAACAGACCACTTCGCTCCTGGCCATAACGCATATCGTCCATAGCCATTTTTTCCTGTCGTGTGAAGTCCCATTTTACCTGAGTCTTACTCATGCGGTTGATAAGAGACTCCTCAACCTGCATGATAAATCGCTGACAATACTGGAAGCTCTTATCTGGCATAGAGTAATAACTACCAGTTTCAACCTCTTTCTCGCCTGCGGCTCTTCCGAGGCGCATCAGAGTTGTACCTACCGGAATATTGTCTTCAAAGTCACGGTTGCCACGCGAAGGGTTTTTCTTTCCATTCAGAGCGTAGGCAATAGGGTTATTGTCATTATCATGGCTGATTACACGGAACTGAAGAGGAATCAAAGTACTCTTATTCGTACCTGTCTCATCATAGCCATAGATGCCATCTACCATAATAACATCACCATTATCGAAAGCTGCCGGATTTTCTACCACGAAGGTTACAGAGTTACCATTGGTCTGCTTATTAACCTGAGTAGTAAGTTTTGACATGATAGGCTTCTGACCGATAGAATAGTATTCTACTCGGACAGAATCAATAGGAGTCATCTTCTTGGATGCACGTAAAATCTGATCAATAGGACAACTCTCCAATTTCATCTCTACGACTGTCGGGTTAACATGAGCTACATAGTAATCCCAGTTACCCATAGCTTCTTGCTGCTCCTGACTACCACCCTGCCACTGAGGACCAGAGCCACCTACACCGGGACCATCCAAAGGACCTGTCGCGCCACCACCACCTTCACCAGATGGAATAGCAGGAGGATTTTCTGCCATCGCATAAGAACTTCCACCACTAAGAATCATGACGAGCATCGCCATCATGAAACCAAACCATTTCTTAAACTGTTTCATAATCTATACATTTAAAATTATTAATTATAAATTTCTTATTCTACATTCCAATCATCTTGCTGTACACCTGTTCAGTACGGCTCTTCTCTTTGGGGAGTGAAGGAGCACCACCGCCACCATCAATGTTGATGTTCTTCTTACCACCTTGTTTCCCATCGTGAAGCTGCCTCTGCTGGTCTATCTTCTCGTTCTTGCCACGCTTGTAGCCTCGCTCCTCGGCATCAGCCACAGCCTTGTCGAAGTCCTTGATTTGAAAGAGGCGCAAGAAGTCTTCTTTCTTCAAACCATACCGAGCTGCACGCCATATGAAACCATCATCATCGTGATCCTCGCCATCATCGCTACGCTTGTAAAGCCATTCTATCAAATCGGTAATCGCCTCAGGCTTCAATTTCGCTTCTTTAATAGCAGCGTCAAGTTCGGCATCTTCCTGCTCCATATTGGCAGCAAGTTGCTCATTGTCCTTTGCTAGTTTCTCGCTGGCTTCAAGTTTCTCTTTCTCGCTAGCTTTCAAGCGTGCTTTAGCCTTCTCGTCACCATTGATGGCATCAACATAGTCCTGACCCATTTCATCAATAATGAAATCGACAAAATTGAAGTCGCTGCCATCGGCATTTTTCTTTGTTACAAGACCTGTCACCAGACTTGGAGCATGAGGGTTGTCTTCCAGCATTTTATTGAAGTCATCCATTTTCTGCTTATTCTGGTCATACTGGTCGTAATCGGTCGAAAGTTGACCATAAACAGCCTCATCATCGTCCATATTCAAGTCCGGATAACGCTGAGCAAGACGCTCTCGGAAAGAATCTCGCTTTGACTTAACATTCTGATTATCAATAGTTTCTTTTGCCATAAATATTCATTTTTAATATTTGTGTGCTAAATTAAGGAAAATTTCGCATAACTTATTGATAAAATGCGCAAGTTGCTATATTAACTTTGCTAGCATGAAACATAAAAATTCTATATCCCAAATAAACCCGATACGAGACCGTGAAATGATCATCCTCTATCGCAAGGCTCTCGAAGTGGTAGAATATCCTACTACTACAGATAAGATATGCGAAGTTGTTTCATCGCTTCCTACCACCTGCTACTATATCTCAGATACATCAGCATTCAGGTACGTTTCGCTGCGTCTCAAAGGTATCATTCCTAAGTTCGATTTGGCTTCCTATCGCAAACAGCAATTATATGAAGCTCTGTATGAAGAAGTGCTCAGGCTCAGGGAACAGCGAAGGGAAAAATCTCCATGCTTGTATAAACTGGTAGACTTAGCCTTGGAGCGGCCTGCTCCGTGCTTGGGGCTTTCTCCTCGTACCATCAGGCAGAAACTTTCTGCCTATTTCAATCAAAATCGAAAAAACAATTCCAAATAGTAATATTCTGTTTATGCGTACATTATATATAACTCTCATCTGTATTTTTCTGATGGCTATCATCGTACCGCTACATGCCTCGCTGGCTGTGTCTCCATCATCGCCATTATACACACATTTCGCCTATATGTTCGGTCATGCCAACTTTATACACTGGGGTATCAACGGCTGGTGCATATTGATGTTTCATCATCAGTTCCGCTTCCATCGCCTACTGGCAGCATGGCTCTGCTCGGTGTTGTTGTCGTTCATATACTATCCGGCATTACCTGTATTGGGTGCATCCGTATTGATTTCTTTCTTCATGGGATTCTCTGCGCAATGGTATTATCGGTATCACCGCATCTACTTCTGGCAGATGGTGCTCGGTATGGCTATAGGTTTCCTTCTCCCTTACATAGCTGGTATCTTCCACATAGTCCTATTCTGTTTAGGTTTCATCTATGCCAAGGCAGAGAGATTTATCCGACATGCCAACACACTTAACATTTAACATTCAACACTTAACATTATTATATATAACGAATGCCAGTAGCAAAATCCTCCTTAAAGGTTCGACCTCAGCAGCAGATTTCTGATAAGAAGCTCAAAGAGATTCTTGAAGAAGATAAGAGAAGACTCCAAAGTCTCCTCGCTACTTATCGTCCCATTACAGGAGAGAATGCCCCTGGTCTCCGCTTTGAATGTGTCATCACGGATTTCTTGAAGGGAAAGAAACTCTGGCTACCGGTAGAAATGTTGAAGGAAAAGAAGTTCTGCGCCATCATCAAATGTGGTTCTATAGAGGCCTTTTGCGATAAGTACATGCCAGACTTCGACCAAGAGAAGGCACGCGATGCTGTCTTCCGCTACCTCATACGCCTGCGCTGTAAGCACGATTTCTATTTCTTCGCCTATGCCTATGCCCGAATCAAGAATAAGGATGGAGGTGAAGATATACCTTTTCTCCTCAACCATGGACAGATTGGTCTTACTAAGGAGTTTGAAAGACAGCGACTTCATGGCGTACTAGGCTCTATCCTGGTTATACTCCTCAAATGCCGCCAGTGGGGTGGTTCTACTGATACAGATGTCTATATGGGATGGATTCAGATATTCTGGATGATCAACTGGAATAGCAACATCATTGGTCACCAGTCATCATCTGCCACCCAGGTGTTCGATATGTACGAGAAATTGATGAATGCCATTCCTACATGGCTGTTCTATGATATTGGAATACCTTTTAAAGAGGATCCTCGCAAACTCAAAACATCAAGCACACAGAATAACATCAAGTATCTCATACCACGCGATTGCAAGATACAAACAGGTTCCGCCAGAAACCCAGAGTCCTGCCGTTCTGCCGATGCTGCCATGGCACATATCACAGAGGAAGCCTTCTTCCCGAATACTACCGAGTGGACTCCCCAGAAGGTTATCAACGCTGCGGTTTCTTCTATCCGTGTCACCGTGCCATTAACATTCATCGTCCGAGAATCAACGCCAAACGGACGTGAGAATGAGTTTCATGACGAATGGGTCCGTGCCAACTCTTTCGATAAGGATGGAAAACGCCTCTCTATCTATACTCCATACTTCGTGCCATGGTTCGATATTGAGAAGTATATCCTTCCTTTCAAGACAGAGCAGGAGAAAATTGACTTTGTTATCTGGTTATACAAGAATCGTGAAGATGAGCAATATCATGGCTCTTACTTCTGGTGGCTTTGGGAAATCAAGGGTGCTACGCTTGAAGGAATCCATTGGTATGTGAACGAGTGCAAGAAGTATAATGATTTAGACGGTATGCGCCAGGAATACCCTTCTGATGATGTAGAAGCCTTCCTCTTCTCCGGTACTACAGTCTTCGATCCATACAAGTTGAAGGAAATGGAAGAGGATTGCAAAGGCATTGAGCCTATCATGGTGGGTGACATTGAAGGTGATTCTTATGATGCTGCCGATGATGCTTGTATGAACAACATCCGCTTCATCGAGCGTTCAGGTGGACCATTGAAGGTGTGGGCTGGACCAGACAACTCTGAGATTGTCAGACATCGGTATATCGTAGCCTGCGATATTGGTGGTTCTCACAAAACCAGCGACTTCTCAGATATTGTAGTCCTTGACCGCTACGATGAAATCTATGGTGGTGTACCGGAAATCGTAGCTGAGTGGCATGGCCACTGCGATGCCGATCAGCTAGCTATGCGCTGCGCCCAGATAGCCCATTTCTATAATGATGCTTATCTGGTCATCGAGAACAATACTGCCTACTCGCGCATGAACAATACTGAGGGCAACCAGTCTGAGTTGTTCTTCCCTATCCTTCTGCCTCTATACGATAACCTCTATAGCGCATCACAGTCCAAACTGAAGAAGGTGAAGAATATCGAAATGAAATGGGGATTCAATACCAACAAGGCAACTAAGGTGGCAGTAGTGAAGACCATGGCTCGCATCATCCGTGATGGCGGCTATATGGAGCGAGAACTTGCGGCAATAGACGAATGTACCTACTTCCTCTATTACAAGCAGAACGACTGTTATGGAGCAGTAGCCGGTAAGCATGATGACCGTGTCATGGCCAGAGCCATAGCCCTCTACGTAGAAAAGGATATGCCTGCCCCTGAAATAGTCCCATTCCGTTCAAAGTCAGAGATAGAGCGTGAACGTCTCCGCAACCGCCTTCCAGTAGTAGCTGAGTTGTCTGGCATAGGTGGCGGCAGCTAGCCTCTATGCAACATGATCCGTCCCCTGTATAGCACTCGTTCCAGGCGATTTCATCGCCTGTCCATATAAGTTAATAATAAAAAGTAAAAAGAAAAATGAAACAAAGTTATTCTAACCTGCTGCGTAAGATGCTCATAGACATCTACCAGCCTATCGTCACTCGTATCGAACTCTTCCGTGCTACACGCATGTGGCAAAAAGGAGTCAAGGCTACCATTGCCAAGTATAAAGAATGTGGTGCGCCTCGTTTCTACATGCTCTACGACCAGTCGCATAAAGATTGGGCGATTATGACCTACGATCCTAACCGCAAGTGCATGCTCGCCTATCGAAAATTAGTCCAAATGGGCAAGTGGAAAGCTACTCGCTATTTCAAAAATGTAGAAGACATCAAAGCCGCATCCTACTACTATACCCCTTCCAAGTGGGGAGCGCAAGGCTGCGATGCGGACAACAAGGTTAGGGCCAAGAAGTTGAAACAATGGCAAGAATACTACATGTACCGAGTTTCCACCCTGATGTTTAAGTTACGCATATACAAGAAGAAACATGGTATTGACTAAACAAAAAGAAGAGGAGACCATCACGGCTTCCTCTTCACAATCTAACAACCTTAAAAACTAATAAACCTAAAAAAATAAAATAATTTAATCTAAGAACCGAACAACATTTCGTTCAATATTATGAATTAACTAAGAACTTCTTTTCTACATAGCTGCCGAAGGAAGAGCTGCCAAATCATTTGCTCCATCACCGGATTCCTTTAGATGCGTATCAGGTGCAGTTGCCTGTTGTTGCCCTCCATCTGTAGGCATCTGTCCATTGGCTGCTTGCTGTGCCTGAAGAGCTTCTAGCTTTTCCAGTTGTTCCTTGAAGTATTTTCTCATTCTTCCTGTACCAGGGAAATTAGCAACCGTAAGCATGGTATAAGGATCCATCTTGCCGCTCACCATCATCTGCCAGGCCATATCGTTGTTGGCAGTTCTGATAAGTGGACTGTATGCATCCAAGTCGATAGAAACATCTAGATCCATATCCCTCATGGTCTCTGAATTGAAGTGAATTTCAAATTCATCACCAGTCAGTTTTACACTGTCCGCATCGGTACAAAATTCCTGTATCAGGTAAAGTTTCTTCTTGGCCACACGTACCTTAAAGTTGTTGAAACTCTCAACAAAGTCCTGTATTGTGGTAGATGATGATTCTCTTTCCAACTGATATTGCTTACCGCTGGTATTACGGTGCTGTCCTTGAAGAGCACCCTGCACACCACTTCCCTCGCTTGCCATCGTCTTGGCAAAGTTTATCATGAAGTCAACACCTGCCGGAATACTCTTGTTGACCAGTGTCTGCGGTGGCTTACCTCCATTCTTGGAGTTCCATAAGATAATACTATCTGTTTTGGTATAGTTCACCTGCATTTCATCGATGCTCTGTTTCTCGCTCAATGCGTTCTCGTCAACAAGCATCGTTCCCTTGGCACCATTCGCTACAATGAAGTTGATCATCATCATATAATGATTCAAGGTGCGCTGATTGTTTTCAACACGCATCGTAAAACTTCTTACTTCGCCATTCAAGCATGGATAGGCAACGAAGGTGTATGGATGGATAGAGGTTCTGAATCCGTCCCTGAGCACATAGTATGGTGATTCCCTGGCATCCAGTAGATAGCCATTCGGGGTAAGGTATCTTCTGAACCAGTAGGTCTCAGCCTCATCCTTAATTTCTATGGTTTTAAGTTCAGAAGGGTCTACATAGTAGATAGGCTCACCATTCTCATCGAGCACAGGTAGGCCATTTTCATCTTTCATGATGTTGGATTCCTCTATTTTGCGCTTCTTTTCCTCATAGAATGCGCGCTGGTCAGGAGAGGCATAGCCGCAATCTCCACTCTCCCAGTCATGTACCCAGATGGCAGGTCTGGTTTCTTTTGTCCAGATTTCTAAAACTCGGTACTTGCCTACTACTGAAGAATGGGTGAAATCATCTATTCCGGCATACTGGGCTTCACCAGTCGGGTGATAAGTCTGTTCGGGCGCGAAATGGTGCTGCGTCTGTAGATAGATCTCACTGAGTTTATTAGCCTCTTCCTTGCTTCCATTTGTAAAGGTAGCAATAATCTCTCGCCAAGTCAAATCATGAGCCTCAGCAATAAATTCCACATCGCTCAGGTCATACTTAAAGAAAGGTGGTAAAGCTAGCTTAAAGATGTCTACAGAATAGTCAAAGATGCCATTCTTGCCATCCCTTCTGCCATAATAGGTTTTCATGCCCACAAAGGCGAAGACACAAAAGGCATAGAACATTCTCGCATCTAACTCTTGCCTGTCGTTCAAGTTGTCGTTCTGACGAAGATATTCATTGAAGAAACTGATATAGTCTTCCTCGTTTGGATCCACGGCACTACATGTAGCAGTACTGCGCTGCTGGCGCACAAGACCAACGAGCGAAAGAAGTTTGTCTCCGATTACATCGTATTCCAGTATTGGCATACCTTTCAGTTCCATATACTGCCGGATGGTAATCTTTCTTCCGTTCCATTCTATCAGCTCTTCCAACTGTCTTCCCATTACGAAGTCTTGCGCTCGCTTCCACTTCTTTCTCAGTTCTGCACCATCATAGAAGTATTGGCAAGCCCATTGCAGCAACAGAAGATTGCTTTCGCTCTGCGTAAACCGCTCCCGGCTCACTCCTTCAAGTGAGTCAGGTCCCGGCTCTGCATAGTTCGATATGTCATTTATTACATGATTGTCAACCATAATTCTTAATTTTTCGCCAAAAATACTCTTTTTTTTGCCAACCTTTGTGATAATCTGCGCAAATTATCACTCTTTATGCTCCCTTATATTGTATTTTTGTTCCGCAATTCAATTTAAAACGTTTTAAATCATGGGTAAATCAATCAATGTACATGAAGCCTGCGTCATTACACAAGATGATAAAGGCAACCTCTCCATGGTAGGCAAGGCAAAAGAAGCCCTTACCACCTTGAAGAAGAATAAGGTTTCTGTCTGCATTCTTCTCTGTGACAACAAAAAAGAGGATGTAGAAAAGTTCCTTAACGATAATAACGTGCCTTTCGCCTCTCTCAGTACCAAGGAAGAGACCGATAAGGATGGCAACACCAAGCGTGTTGATCCACCAAAGGCAGATGTAACTATCATGCCAAGTTCCAAAGTCATCACTCTTCGAGACGATTGGCAGTGGTGTTTGGATGATATTGCCCAACGGCTCTGGGGCGAAAAAAAGAAGGAGAATCCAAAGAGTGAACAACAGCGCATGGATGACAGCATGGCTGATTACATACGCTGGGCAACACCAAAGAAAAAGGAACCAGAGAATGCATCTGGTCCTTCTCTCGGATAACATCGCTCCAATATCTTCAACTTTAAACACACAAATGATTCATTAATCATAACTATTTTAAATTTATTTGGAATTAGATTTTTTATAACTATCAAAAAGGGACTCGCTGTGAAGCAAGTCCCTTTTTCTGTTTGTAGAAATATCGAACATAAAATTGAATTGGCCAAAGCCTATTTTCGAAAATATAGAACATTTTCTAGAGTGAAGTAGCCCGAAGGCTACTCCATTCCGTTCAACGTTTTAAGCAGCTCCTTTCTAGTATTCCGAATCTCTACCAGTTTAGCAGCATCGTTTGTACCATCCATTTGCTTCTTAGCCTTATTCATCTTCCTTCTTGCAGCAGAGATAGCCTTTCTAGCCGCAAACAGTCGCTTGTTGGTCTTGCTGTTCTTAAAGGCATTTGCCTTCGCCTTATCAACATCCTTCAAACGCTGATACTCCTGATAAGTCTTCATGGTTCCGTTCCAGACGTTCTGTATTCTCCAATCCTCCGTCACGTCCTCTGCCTTAGCCTTCATCAGGTACTTGCTTTCAGCCTTCTCCATTTCCTTCAAGTCTTCATCACCGTTCAGATAACCCTGCACCATGTCCAGAGCCTCCTTCTGGGTGAAAGCCTTATAATCACTCTGCGAGAGGAATTTCTTCATTTTCTGTCGCATCTTCTTCTTTTCCGTGATACTCTTGGCAGTATCAAAGCGTTTACTAGCCTCCTGTAAGGAAGTCACTCCATCGCTCATTTCTGCACTCTCCAGTGCCTTCACCGAACCGATTGCAGCCTTAATCTGAGCCTCAGGATCAATACCATTGCGCTGGCAGCTCTGATAGGTCATCACCACGCCCTCCATGTCACCGCTAAGGATAAAGTCCTTGAAGTAACTCTGAGCCTTCCATGGAGAGAACCCCTTAGAAGAAGGGAAGAAGAAATCAACTGCCTTGAACTCCTTGTTCTCCTGGCTCGGAATCAGGAAAGGTGCCCAGTACAAAGCATCCTTGTAAAGCAGTCCGATGGTCTTGCCATACTTGCGCTGAATCTCCTGATCTGCATGGCTGGCTTGGAAATCGCTCAGATAATTAATATCATCCAGCGTCATTCTTACCATAGGGTTAGCCTTACCTATCATTCTCTGAACCATTGGACCAGGGAACTCTAGTTCTCCCTTATGGTTGAATAGGTATTCAGGAACCTCACGGAACTGCTTACCATGTCTCACATACATTTCTGTACCATCTTCATATCTTCCTAAGAAGATTTTGCTCTGCTGACCAAGACTGTTGCCTCTCATCAGATAGTCATACCACTTCATACCATCAGGATAAGCAAGTTCATACATGCTCTTATAGCTTGGGTTGGTCTTTCTGATCTCCTCAGCCTTTTTGCGCTCCTTCTCCTCATCCAGGGCACGGAAAGCAGCATTGATGCCATTGGCAATACCCTCATAAAATACCATGAATCCGATACCATAACAGAGCAAAGCCGAAATCTGTCTGCTTCTTCTACCTTCATCCTCCGGTGTAAGTTCCTTATGTTTGAGCCTCTTGTAATACTGTTTGAAGTTCTCAAAGGTAGCCTCATTCCAGATAGAGCCATATCCGGTTAATGCCAGGAAGTGGCGTGTCGTTGAAGCATTCCAGTCTGGCGAAAGAAGAACTCGTCCGGCATAGCGCAAGGTTCTATGGCTGGCTCCCAACACATCCCAGTGCTGACCGCCAAACATATCGTTCACAAACTGTCCGTCCTCGTCCAAAGCCCGGTTCAGTTCCTCCTCAGTCCAACCCTTCTTCTTGGCACGCTCCTTGGTCTTGTCTGCCCTCATCCGGTAGGTAGCAAGTTTCAGTCCGTCATGCAGGAAATCCCACAAGGCTCTGTCCATACCCTTGTTGATAAGTGAAAGCATCTGCGTTGCCACCGTCAATGGCATAGAAGCCTTAGCCACCGTTCCGGAAATTTTATTTCCGTCCTTCAACTTCTTCTGCACCTTTATCATCGCATCGCGCATGTTATCAAACATGTTCTGCACATCTGCTGCAGCATAGTCGTTTGTTGCTCCAAACTTCACCAGATGGCTAGCTGCCTCTTGGAAATCCTCAGGATTGGCGAAGCAAGGAAGTTCATGGTTCTTGGCTGTATCTACAAAGATATACTTCATAAAGTTGGCCATAGCCTTCTTAGGTCCAAACTCCACCATGTTCTGCACCATATAAACCTCCGTCAATGCTCCGGCATGGAAACCGCTAAAGCCCAACTCCAGTTTCTTGGCACTTGAAGCCAAAGTGTCAACGGTTTCCCAAAATGGTGAACTTTCATATTGTTCAAATACAACACCAAATCGTTTAGCAGCACTTTTCTGGCGATAAAGAAGGATTTTTTTACCTGTGATGATATTTGGTATAGTATAATCCTTTGCATTTCCTTTATAGACCCATACAGGACCCAAACCCGGAATCTCAAAGTACTTATACTGCTCCAGGTTAAAAGGAGGCGTAGAAGAAAGCAGTGGGTCAGAAGAAACGATTTCTCCATCCTCATTCCGCTCAATCACGTTCAATCCACTCAACTCCTGCAGCATCGTCTTGTTTACCCAAGCTTCGATATTGCTTCTGCTGTAGTAAGCCATCATCTTTGTGATGTCCGTAGTCTTAGGCACAAGCCCCACGCTGATACCCTCCATCAAAGTACTGATGGTTCTCGGCTTCTCATTAGGACTCTTCGTTCGCTGTCTGTTCTCCACATACATCGCATAAGACCGCTTGTCAGACTTTTCCTTATCCCAAATATGGTTTACATAGTCAACATTATAGCCAGTTCCCGCTTTCAAAGTATGATTATCCATCAACCAGTCGTAAGTATAGTTATACCAGTCACGGATGGAGTCAATGGCTGATTTCATTTCAGGAGAGAGATTCTTGTAATCGATGCCCTTCGGCACAATCTGTTGCTTCACCAGTGGCAATACATGCTCGCTCAGAATATCTGAACCATCTATAGGCACAAAACCTTCCTCGCCCTGATGATTGGCATTGATGGCCTGTGCCATCTTGCTGGCCACCTCACCAACAGCCTGCGGATCATCATATACCTCCACTTCCTTGCCATCTTTCAGTTCGGTATGCCTCTTTCCAGTCTGAGCAATCAAGTCTGCCACGAAAGGCTGGATAGCCTCTACATCAGTTGGCTGGATATGGATATGTCCCTTATCAAAAGCACCAGTAGCGTTCAAGTCGTGCGCAAGGTCACGCAATCTTCTAGGAGCCTCTATTATATAAGGTATAGCCTCAGCCAGCTTTTCTGCCCGGTTCGGCTTGCCTTGGTAGTCAGAAAGCAACTTATCAAAAGCACCGCTATCAGCCATCTTCTCGATTCTGTTCTTCACATCATTGATATAGATGGCATCATCAGCACTAGCCTCCTCCATGTTCTTTCTACGATGGATCACGGCATACTTCACGGTCTTGGCAGCACCCTCCTTGCTCACGTCAGTACTGGTCACTTCTGCCAAATCCTGCATCACTTGCTGCTCCAGTGCATCAGCCTTCGGATTGGTTTCTGCCGGGTAAATCTTACCCTCATACAAGTCCAGATCGGCTTGTTGCTGCTCCAGCAGATCATGTTTGGCCAACCAGTCCTCATACTTGCGTTTCACCTCCTCCTGCTTCTTCTTTTCGAAGGCAAACATATCTGGCAAAGGGTCTTCCTGGTCTTTCATTGCTACCTGCCATTTCTCATATTCATGAATACGATTCATGTAGGCATCATCCTCTTCATTTTCCATTCGGATAGGCATACCAGTAGGTTCCTCGCCAACAAGGTGGTGGCGTTCACGCCAGTCTTTATTGAGCTGTGCCCATTCCTTTTTGCCTGCTTCATCCTTGTCGATGTCATAGAACATAGGAGGCTCAGGGTCATTCTCATCCTCGCGTGCATTCTGCCATTTGCGCCACTCCTGTACACGTTTCATGTATTGAATTGTGCTTTCGCCCTTCTTCTGGCGTGGTTTGCCCTTACCTGCGCCATCAGATAGCGCATCCTTGATTTCAGCATTGCTAGCCTGCTTCATCATGGCTTCCTGCTTCTCCTTAGGCATATTGTCCCAAACATGGAGAGCCTTGCCAGCCTTCATCAGGTAGTATCTCAAATCCTTGTCATTGAGAAGTCCCGGCACACGAATACCCAGCTTCTTCAATACCTTGATAAGATAATGCTTAATCTTGGTCCAAAGAGAAAAGTCCTCAGCAGTCTTAGGACCCTCCTCAGCCAGTCGGGCGATATACTCCTGCGTTCCCACATTCATGCGGTCATACTTCTTCCAGTCCGGATCATACTCATTGGCAATCTCCAGAATCTTGCCGCGAGTGCTTGCTGCGACAGAATTATAAACGAAATTAGCGAATTTTCTCACCTCATCTTCGCCACCCAGCAGCACTTCCATACCCTCATGGCCTATCTTTTCATGAAGCACCGTTCTCTCAGCCTCGTTGGCATCAGCACAGTTAGGCAGATAAACATGCACCGTGTGTGTAGTAGGGTCATACCATCCGGTAGCACCATTCTTCACATCACTCAGATAAGCATCTGGAACCTCATCCACAGAAGTGTAAACCGTAGCCTCAGCACCACCCAGTTTGTTGGCAGTGTTCACCACCTGGTCACTCACCTTCTTCTGCTTATCAGCATCCCAGTCATTCTTGAAGATAGATTTTCCAAGTCGTGCCAGCACATTTCTGCCCGATAAGTCATCCTTATTCAGCAGAGGAGCAATCACGCCCTGAGTCAACTGCACCGGAATACCATTGCCAATGATGGTGTGGGCCAATGATTCCGTCTTAGGCAATTTATAGTCATCGCCCAGTCCGGTAATCCTAGCCAATACCCTACCATCTGCACGCAATACCTTTCCACCCGGCATGATGATCACATCACCACTCTTGGTTCTCAGCGTAGGCAGAATCTCATCCCCATAGGCATGAGGAATCTTGCCATCGGCATAGGCACTGCCCATTACATAAAGAGGTTTCTCCACCTTCTGCCAGTCAATACCATCAACCTTCAGTCTGGCATCCATCCATGGAGCCACACCGCTTTCTTTCACCGTCAGAGTAGGAAGAATATCCTCCACAGCCTCTAGCCATCCACCCTTACGTGGTTGCTTCTTTGGCTTCTCCGGCAGTTCTCCGTCCTTCACGGCTCTAACTATCAGTCGTTCCCTGCTGGTATAGCCACCATAGTCTGCGGCATTATACACATCAGAATCCCATGTATAGCCATTCTTATCAAGTGCCTTGGTGATAATATTCATCGCCTCAGAGTCCTTGTAGCCCTTCACGTTCTCGATAGTCACCACTCGCGGTTTCACGGCATTGATAAAGTCGGCAGTACTCTTGGCAGTCTCCTTGTCAAGCTCTACCTCACCACTATTACTTTTGGCCTGCGAGTAGTTCTTGCATACAGGCGAAGCATGGAAATACTCAACCTCACCATCAATATGCTTCACTAGTTCCTTCGGATCCACGTCTCTCACGTCAGCCGTAACAATATGCTGCCCGAAGTTATTGCGATATACACCGCTTATCTTCCGGTCATACTCTACAGCCACAACTGGGTCGATGATACCCTTCAAACCTTCCTCTACCAGTCCACCACCACTAAAGTAGGTTCCAGCCTTCATCAGAGAATCAGGGTGCTTCTTCAACTTCTGCTCAACGATAGGCGATTTCACGATATACTTATTCAGCCTCTCCAGTTCCTCCGGCTCAGTCACTCGATGGAAGCGAACATCCTGCTTGCGAGAATTAAAACGCTTAGAAGGAGGAATAACGTCACCATTATCATCATAGGTAACAAGGTCGTTCAACTTTCTATTATTCTTGGCGTTCTTGTATTTATACTCCTTACCATCATCAAAGCCAAACTCGTTTGCGTCATTACCATCCCACCACAGTTGAGTAGCCGGAACTTCGTCTTCAATGATACGATATTTGCCATCCAATCGGTTCGTTCCGTGCATTTCGGCATATTTCTTAGAAGGAGTAACCCAGTCACCATTACGCAACTTGCCTTCCTTCACGGAAGTAGGAACAGCACGATAAACCTTTACCTTAACATCCTTCTCGCCATTCTTAATAGCATCAATAGCCGCATTGATGGCTCTCACTGATTCCAATCCATGAGGAGTGTTCTGAGAATAACGCTCAGGATGAGAGAAGTAATCATCCGGCTGAGGAGTATAGCCCAAGGCAATATCCTCCAGGTTCACATCCGAGCCACTGGATTCCCAATCGTCACGTCTCGCCTTGTCACTTTCATACCCAGGGTTCCCCGGTGCTTCCCATGCGCCTACACCTTGATATGCGCTTTCGGTATCATCATACCCCTTGCGTCTGGCAGCCTCATCAAGCATTTCCCTGGCAGTAGCATCATCACCCTTGGCAAGAGCATCCATATACTGCTTGTCAAGCTGATCATCAGGAATCAGAGAAAGTTCCTCCAAGTGCTTTTGTCGCTTGGCTTCCTCTTCCTCTGCTCTCTTTCTAGCGGCTTCCATGGCGTTACGCTGCGCCTCCACCTGCTTCACGCGCTCCTCGATCATGGCATCAAGGTCACCAAAATATTCCCTCAGAGCTGCTTCAACAGGCTTAGAATACCTTGCGAAATCTTTAAATGAGGAAATTTCATCTTTATGCACCTGCTTCAAATATCGTTTGATGTTTGCTCTGGCACGTGCAGCCTCAGCAGTAGAACCTTTCTTAATAGCATTGGCGTACATCGCCACATCTGCCTGATCAACCCCAAATTGCTGAGATACAGCCTTTATTTTATCCTCCACAGATAAATTTTCGCCATTTTCCTTGGCGGTTTCAAAAGAATTGATTATATTTGCAGCAGATTTAAGCTCTTCATCTGTTATTGTGGTTCCAGAATGGTTCTGGAGTGCCTCGATAAAGTGAAGGGCTTTTTCTTTGTCTATATTTGTGGCTTTGCCTTGATTAAACCAATTGATGACACCTCTTGCATCCTTCGGGAACAATGTAACTATCTTATTCACTTTCAAGACAACACCACCTTTTCTATTTTGATTCTCTGTCTGTATAGCTACAATAAAGTTCCTATTCTCTTTCTTTAACTCAGTTAATATAACCTGACCATCATTACGACCATTTGTATTATTAAACACAGAAATTGGGTTTGCAATAGCCATAGGAAGGTCTTTAACATCAGTTGCATCAAAAGGATGCTCATGCACATATCCTTGCTTTGATTTGCGCATCAGTTTATCAAAGTCCAGCTCTATTTCTGCATCAGCAATACCACCAGCTTTCAAGAAGGAACTAGAACGACCCAAGCGAAGAATCTTATCTTTCTGATTAGGATTCTCCACTAACTCATCCAACCTCTGATTGAAAGTTTTATTCACCTCTTCTAATTCTACATTTTCTTTGGTAATGTCAGACTTAGAAACCTTTGTACGTGGATCCACCCCATTCGCCAAGTCTCTCAACACAAGATTACGAATATCCTCCAAGGTCATTTTCTTAATGTCCTCAGGCTTCCACTTCGTAAATGTATCAAGAGTCCAATACCAGAACTTCTTCAGCCACTCCTTCAACTTATTGATAACGCTCAGCTCCTTTGCTGTATCAAGCGGATTCTCCTTGATAGCATCCTTAGCCATCTGTTCCAGGATGGCAGCTCCGTCCTCACCGGTCAAACGAGCAAAAGCCTCATCGCAAATCTGCTCATCTGTCAGATGATTATAGTTAGGATCCTGCTTCAAATCGGCAAATAGCTGGGTCTGCATGATGAGTTTATCACCATGCTCTATAAGTTCCGGATTCATGTTTTTGGCAGCAGTACGCCAAAGATGCTGGTACTCATGGATAGGAGTATTGGGATTCAGATGCTCCTGGTTCAGCACAATCTGCTTGCCATCAGTGTAGCCATAAACCACACCCTTACCCTTCAAATACTGCACTCCAGGCTCAGCAACAGCCTTCAACTGATTATCTAACTCAACATACTTATGGAACAAGTCATCAAGTGTATCTTGATACTTTTCAAAGGATTTATCCCTGTAGTCAGTCCAAACATCATCTGGAATATCGTTCTCAGAAGATAAGCCATGCTGATCCATATAGTCCTGCATTAACTGATTTTGATACTCTGAGCGCTCTTTCTTCTTGGCATTATAGGAATCCTCGGTTTCTTTAATCTGCTTCTCTAACTCGATTCTCTTATTGAGCAGAGATTCTGCCTTATAAGGGTCAAACTCGCTAGGGACATCACCCTTTACGTCCTTGATCTGTTCCTCAAATGGCTTATTGAGATTAAATGCCTTGTAGTTTCCTATCTTCCAGGCATTGGTATAGTACTTGCGCCACTTCTCAGCTAAGGCCTTCTTCTCAAAGTACTGAGGAGGTTGGTTCGGATTATCCATATTTACGATAGCATACTGCTTAAATTTGTCCGGTCTGTTCTTTGCAGCCCAGTCATAAGCAGCCTTGGCCGCCTCCTTCTGCTCAGGAGTCTTGATATAGAAGCGAAGACGAGGATCATTCAAAAGCATTTCTACTGCCATGTTATCCTGCGCCTCAGCCACCTTCTCCATATCCTCATTGCTAACAACCTTCACAGGGATGCCAGCCTTCTTAAGCATAGTAGATACAGCATCATAAGCCACCTTCTGCGCCTCAGTCAAATTCTCCGGCTTCACCTCCTTCACATCACGGTGGAAAGGAAGATTATCCTTTGTCTTCTTAGCCTCCTCAATATTCTCGTCTTGATTCTCATCAGAATTATATCTTTCACCTTCCTCAATTCGAGACTTGATGATACCAGCAACCTTTTTCACATTATTCATGGTAATCTGTGGCAGTACCGATATAGGATTCACATCACTATATTGTGATACATTTCGGTAGTCATTATCCAAAGGCTCTAATCTGTCTCTCCAATCACTGCCCTTGTCGGCATAAATCCAGCCATAACCATATTCCTTGAAGTCAACATGAACACCTTCAAGCCCTACATCAGCCAGAGCAGAATCCAATGCACTCTCAATAGCGTTAATAGCATCAGTCAAAGGCTTGATGAAGGCTCGCCTCTCGCTATATGATTCATCCTTCTTCTTAGCACTCTTTGCATACTCCAACTGCCCAGATAGATAGCCATGCCCAAGATTGCTTGCGAGCAGGGCATCAGTCAGTTCCTTCTGTGCCTTAGCAATAGCTTTCTTGTCACCGCTATTAACGGCATTTCTCAAAGCGTCAGCAAAAGGAGCAATTGATTTCGTTTCTTGCTTCAGGAACTCGGAATAAGCAGCAGCATTCTTACGCTCTGCCAGATCTTCCCTACGCTCATACTCATCAGCGGTGAAATACTCAAATTCCTCGTCAATATTCTGTAAAACATCAGAAACTTCCTTAAACTCCTCATCGGAAAGAGTCTTCAAGAGTTCATCCATTTCATGAGCAACATCAACTTCTGGTACCTCATTAGGATCTACTTCTCCCTGCTCCATCAAGTCCCAGTACTCCTTCTGCTCTTTTGCCAAATCCACAATCTTGTCAAAGGCTTCACTATGAGCACCGTCTTGCATCATTTCTTCCTCATAAGCAGCACGCTGTTCCTTCTGTACCATAGCATACTCCGCAAAAGGCTTAGTCTTGCGGTCAGAAGACTCCAGCCACTTGTCAAAGGTAGCCTTAGGCACAGAAGTAACCTTACCAAGTCCCTTCCAGCCCTTGGAGTAGTTGGCAAGATAAGCCTCTGTAGCAGCCTCCTCAGAAGGATAGCCATACATCACCTTATGCTCGTCAAACTCACCAGTCTCTGGGTTCACCTGGTCAACAACATAAACGTTACCATCAAAAGTATCAAGGTCTGCAGCATCATTGATGAACATATCAATATGGTCACCATCAACGCCAATTTTACCAAGAATATAGCCATAAGTATCGTGCATGGTCACGCTCCAAGGCTTACCCTGCTCGTCCTTACCGCTACGAGTCACGCCCTTTGGTGTTTCTACGGTATAATCGTAGCCACCAAAGGACAAATGACCCTTTTTGTAGTTACCAGCCTTCTTCTGAGCCTCTGTTGGTTCGGTCTCAGTTTCGGCAATGGCACTCTTTAAACGTTCTCCGAAGGATGCTTCTTTCGGTAGATGTGAGCCTCGAACAGTTGAGCCTTCGCCACGTTCCAGGCTGCCAGTCTCTTGTCGCCCTTTGCGTCCGCTATCAGAGCCTTCTCCAATCTCGGACTCAGAAGATGCTTCTCCGTTACCAACTTCTTCGCCTTGGCTATTTCCTTCATCAACTCCTCTCCGTGAAGAGTCGCTACCCAGGCTACTGCCTCCTCCATATCCTTCATCATTGCTTCTGTCATCATAATCTGCTAATTCTGGTAAAATTGATTTGACATATTGTTTATATTCTCGTTCACGATCCTCAATCTCCATCATGCGGTCATATTCTAGCCCATAGATGTGATCAAGTTCGCTTTCAGACGGCAAAGATAACTCTTTTTCGTGAATATACGATTTATATTTCTCAATTTCTGCCTGTCTTTCGAAAATTTCTCGCTCTTTCTGTGCTTCGTAATACTCTTCCTCGCTTGAAAGTTCATCTTCTGCAGCAGCTATGCGGTTCATCAGAGCCACATTTCTCATTTCCTTCACACTATCATAAGATTTAAACATATCAAGAAGGGCATTACGAACATCCTGGTCGGTATATCCCATATCCAGCAAGTTTACAGGAAGGTCATTATATACTCTCACGGCAAATTCGTTAACCGACATACCGGTTCCTTTCTTGGCAATTAGATAATTGAACTTATTAGAATCATACCGCTTGCCAATACCAAACTTAAAATTACTCTTGCCCAACTCATATTGAAGAGATTCTGGATTCAAGCTATGAGGAAGCAAAGACTCTGACACAGCCTCTTCGAGAGTCTGAGGAGTTAAGTCCATCACATCAACGGAAGCATCCTTATATATTTCATGGATAGCTTTCATATCGTTCTTCTTCAGCGCATCAGCCACCAATGCCTTGCGTTGCTCTGAAGGTGTCATGCCCAGTTTCTCCATTTCCTGCTTGCTAACTTCCGTTTTGTAGAGTCTGCTGAGTTTATTAGCCTGAGCCTTCAAACCCTTGGCAGCAACAGACAAATTAGTCTGCAGGGCCTCCAGTTGAGCCTTTGTAGTATTCAATTCCATAAGTTGGCTAGGGTCCAGCTCTGTTTCACCATTGATATACTGATCCAGCATATCATTCACACCATTTATCTTGCGCTCCACATCCTCCTGGGTATGATAGAGGTCTTTGCGCTGAGAAGTAATATAGTCGGTAGCCTCATCCATAGTTGGATATTGCTTCTTCAATTCTTCATCTTCAAGTACGAGCACATGGAAATCATCAGATGGCACGATGGCTGTTTCATCAACACCAGCCTTCTCTACCTCAGCCTTGCGCTCCTCCTTCATAGCTTTCACCTCATCAGGAGTCATCACACTGTTGCGGATAGTATTCCAGTTCTTGAAACGAGCATCAAGATCAGCAATCTGCTCATTAACCAGACTCAACTCATCCTCCACCTTCTTAGCTTTTTCCGGGTCAAGATCGGCATTGGTATCAAGCCAGTTCTGATATTCAATAGCAGCCTTTCTCTTGTTGGCAAGTTGCGTTTTGATGTCATCACGGCTGCCATTAACCAGATTCAAAAGTTTGCCATGGTCTTCCCCAAACTGCTCCTGCAGATACTCAGCCGCCACATTTGGATCTGAATCCTTAGAAGAATAGTCCGGCTGACCCTCGCTCAGCCCCACGATGCCATTGGCATAACGCTGCTTCTTATCAGCCTCAGCCTGAGAAGCTGCTTTCTGCTCACGTTCAACGTCCTCGGCATCCAAATGCTCATTAATGGTATTGTCGAGCGCATTCTTGCGCCATGCTGCAAACTCTTCTTTGGACAAAGGAAGATAATCCTTACCATCAGTAAGTACAATTTTTCCGTCCTCGCTATATCCGGCAAAGGTCATGTTGACATTAGCATCACCCTCCTCCATGGCAACTGTTACCTGATCATTCGGCTTCAAGCCACTACCATCAAACTGGCTGATAAACTGCTGCGCTCTTGCATCCTTCTGCTGAGCCACCGTATTTTCGATGTATTCATCAAGAGAAACAGGAGTGCCCACCTCTTTAATCTCGGCATTAGATACCTGCTTAATTGTAGGCTGTCCCTGCTCATCTGGAACGACAACAAAGGCTCCACCATATTCGTTAGCCTTCTTCAGGAACACCTGTTTTCCACTATCCAAAGTAGCAGGAACTATGTTTCCGTCTTCCGTCTGGTATGGCCAGAGCTGCTGCTTCAACGCCTCACCATAGCCATCATCAGCATGCTGCAGAGCATCAATAGCACCCTTCTTGGCATCCATTGCCTCTACATACTTACTGATAGCCTCTTTCTGTACTGGAGTCAAACTACTTGCACGCTGAGCCACAAACTGCTCCATATCTCTACCTTCATTATAGGCATTGGCTACAATATCAGGCATCTTCTCGTTATCAGCAAACGCTCGCTTCAAACGTCCTGTTGCCAAATCGCTATTATAGTCAATAGCCTGCAAAGCCTCAGAATCCCCATTCTTATAGGCATTCTGTCCCATAACAAAAGCATCAGAGCTTGCAACCTTAGGCTCATTTCCTGCACCCTCAGCAGCAGAGTTTGCAGGGTTTGCAGCAACTTCTGCATCACTCGGAGTTGATACGGAGTTGGTACGGTCTTGGTACGGAGCAGGTTCCTCTGAAACTGGAGGTTCCTGGCCACCAGCAGAACCCTCAACAGGAGATACCGGGGTTTCGCCCTCAACACCACCCTGCTCAATGCGCTTCTGCTCATTACCATGGGAAGTATTATAGAGATCATCCATCGTCTGCTTCATTTCACGTTTCAGTTCAATGGAATTGTAAAGTTCCTTAAGATAAGACTCAACCAAAGGTACATATTTCTTATCTTTCGACTCCAAAGCCTTACGAAGTGTACCGCGCGCCACGCCATGGGAATCCTCAAACGTGTTGACAAACTCCCTCATCACAGAACTATTCTCCAGAGCACTGTCATAATAATGACGGTAGGCATTAACCTGCTTCTGCTCCTCGTCAGTAAGGATAATACCCTTCTGCTGCTTATCCATGATCTCCTTGATGGCACCAGCATTCTGATGAAGGTAAACCGCTGCCTTATCCTCATCCGTCAATTTCTCACCCATATTATATTTCTGCGCTGCCTTGTTGTATAAGCCATCAAGATGCTCCTGCGTAAACTCATTGTGGAACTCACCTTCCAGCACAGAAGCCAAACCAAGAGTCTTCTCATACTCCAGCTTCTTCTCATCATTACGTGCAGCATCATGAGAAGAATACTCCTTACGGTCGATTACGCCTCCATCCTTATTATAGGTTTCCAAATAGTACTTACCATCGTCACCTCTATATACCTCGCTATCAATAACAGGCGAGAAAGAAGAAGGTCGCTTGCCTTCCACAACAGCCATCATCTTAGCCTTCAATACCTCCGGAACACTCTTGTCGTTCATCAGGTCCATATACTTCTGGGTTAACTGCCCATCAAGTCGCTGAGCATTCTCACCAACCACAGCATACTCCCCGATGCCCATCTTCTCAAAAGCATCACGAAGACCATCATAGCCGAATCTCTTCAACTCGGCAATATCCTGGGCAAGTTCTCAATAGAAGTGCAAAAATTTGAGGGGTTTCAGGCTTTATAATCTA